AGATTGTAGGTGAATTCACCCTTTGCACGGTATTGGGTACCGTTAATCTTGAAAAATATTTTTCCTGCTCTCAAGTTGTTCATGTTGATCCCTCCCTTAGAGGATGAATTGGATTTTAGTGGCGCCGATCCGGAATTGGTTCATGAGGTTAGGTCGGAGGAGGAAGTCTAGGCGGTTCACATCGCCGGAATTACGCTCCACCACCAGGGACGCCTTGAAATCGTCCAAACCTTCCACCCATCCCAATTCTTCCCAGACTTTGAAGCGGTTTAGAGCCTCAGCGCGTCCGGTTTTCGGTGTGATGACAGGCTGGCCCGGTCCGAAGTTTGCACCATCGGAGGCCAGCTTGTGGCGGGGATACTTGTTTTTCATATACACGGTCCAGTCATAGCGGATGGCCTGGAGGGTGTACACGGTTTCCACATCCTTATAGGAAGGATCGGCCGCGCCGCTGGGGCTGGTCTTGTAAGTGGTGACCATACGCTGGATCCGGACCATGCGGTCCTGGGATACAGTGAAGGTAGCCACGCCTTTCTGGAGAAGCGTCTCATTTTCCACCCAGCTGTTTTCCTGGGCCTGGGTCGGAGCCTTGGCGAAAGAATAACCCAAGGTCTGGAGTGGGCGCGCCGGATCAATGGCGCAATAATACGCCGCAAGAGCCGCCGTTTCCGCTGCAAATTCCCAGGGAGCGGTGGGAACGCTTTCCGCGTTCATGATAATAGAAAAAGGACTGTTCCGGACATCTCCAAAAGCGGTGAGGCTGGAGAAAGTCGTATTTTTGGCAGTGTAAACCACGCCGCCCGTCATGTGGTCCGCTTTCCAGCGGGTGGCCAGCTCAGTCTCCATGTAGGTGATCGCGGCCGTGTTGGTCCATGGCATGGCGATAGCTTGAAACCACCGATTTGAGAGGATACCAGACACGCCCTCAGAACTGAGGTCGGGGTCCACGGATCCGTCCGCCATAGCGGTGAGGGTGAGGGTGATCCCAGCTGGGGTCTCCTCTCCCTGGTAATGATTGACACGGATGTCCAATTCATTGGACGCGGTGCCCTTGTTCTTTGCGGTGAGAGTCACCGTTCCGGTGGCGGCTGTTGCGGTGACGGCCAGGTCCGCGGCGGCATTCACAGCGGCGGCCACAGCGTCGGCAATTTCCGCGGCGGTGTCAGTGGATTCCACGCCCACAGTGATGGCACGGCCGCCAATCATGAGGGACACTGCGCCGGAAGCGGTGGCCGTTCCAGTGAATGCCACGGAGCCCGTGGCGGCCACAGAGGAGTCAGCGTCCGAAAGAGGGAGACAGTATAGGGGCTGGGTGGAATTGGAAGCCATGAAAGCCTCCACCATTTGGGCAAGCTGGGAGCCAGCGCCAAAGAGCGTGACGGCCTGAGCCTTGCTGGTGACCTGCACAATTTCCTTTGGCGCGGTCTTGGCGGGGAGTTGCTGGCCAATCAGGAGGATTTGCCAGGGGATGGTATTGGAACCCTGGAAAGCTCCAGAATTGTCAATCTCCACATAAAAAAACGGGGTGAGGGATCCACTAGGGACCTCATTAAAACCTATGCTCACTTTTCACCTCCGGTGGTGGTGGGTTTGTTGTTGTGACTCTTTGCGTCCTTGGTGGCGGGCTTTTCTGCCCGGGATACACCCTTCACCAGCTCACCGGAAAGGACGCGCTTTTCCAGATAGGGATCCATGACCAGGGCCTCACCCTCCGGGAAAATGTTCCGCCCCTTGGAAGGGAGGAAAACCTGGAAAGGTTGCCCGGTCACGGTGTCCATGCCAGGTTTCAGGAATTGCTTATGTTTATTCATGGGATCCTCATGTCAGAAATAAAATTAATATCCAAATTCTCCGCGGATGTGGGTTCAGGACCACCCAGGGTGGAACCCATGCGGAGGAAATCGGCGTCCGGTACCTCGTCGGGGAGGATAGCTTTCCAGCGCCCGGAGAATACCACGGACTGGGAGAACTTTAAAGCCTCACCTTCCGCGGACATAGTTGGCCGGATTCCCCGGAGAAAAAACCACTCCAGGGTCCCGTCAAATGGTCCGGAAATATCGTGGACCTGGAGAAGGGCGCGGACTACGGCGTCCGTGATTTCATCCATACGATCCTCAAGGTCCTGGCCCGCGGGGGCTTGTTGGACAATTACCTGGACCACCACATCCGTGTCCACCTGGTAAATGGTGGGGGCGGTGTCCTGGTCGTCAAAATCGGAGTTTTGTGTATACACACAAATGAAGTCCCCTTCTTCTGGCCATGCGCGGCGCGCGCGGCTGGGGAACACTTTGGAAAGCACTCCAGGGATGGAAGCAGCCACCAGCGCCTTGGTTACTTTATCACGGATTTGCTTTAGCTGGAGCATTAGTTCCCCCCTGGAGAATGAGTTCCACATGGCCCAATTTCTCATTGGCGGTGCTTACCACCTCCAGAGTTTTGGCCGGGTGGAAAAGATTGGCCGTCACCTCCACACGGTCCCCGCGTGACGGGGATCCGCTTGGGAGATCGGAGCGACGGCAAAAAATACGGGGCTGATGGGAGATTGCCTCCACCTCAGCCCCTAGATTTTCAGAAAGGGCGGGCTCATCGTAAATGGCTGGAATTTGTACAGCGGACCCGGTGGCCGGGATATAGGTCGCCAACTCCCCGAATTCGGAGAGGCGGAAATGGTTGTCCACCATGTCCTGGTCTAGCTGTTCCAAAAAGGTCATTTTTACAATGCTCCCACTTCTGCTTTGATGGCCTCCGCGCGCAATTTGCCCACACCCTTGATGGTGGTGAGCTTGCCAACGGAAACCCCCTGGAGCTTCTCCAAAGAGTCCAGCCCAGCCTCAGCCAGGCGGGCCTCCAGAGCCGCGTCCACAGATTTGAGGCCTAGGCGGGTCTGGACTTCCTGGTCAGAGTTTCCACTCTGGTCCTGGTCTCCATCGCCCTCCTGGTCCTGGTCTTGGTCACCGTCCTGGTCCTCATCAGACCCAGCGGCCTGGGAGTCCGGGTCCTGGTCAGAGGATCCGGAGTTTCCCTGGTCGGCGGGCTCCTTGTCGGTAGGAACGTTGATAATATTTGGATTGTCATCCTTCACCACGGAAAAATCCAGGGTGTGGGATTTCTTACCCTTGAGCCATTCAAGGACAGAGAGATCCACCTCAGCGGTGGAACCCTTAGGATATTCCGTTCCGTCAAGGACCAGGAGGCCCTTGAGGATCTGGATTTTTGTCTTTTCTTTCTGAGCCACTGTCGCCTCCTTACACCACGATAGCGGACACTAGGCCATTGACCTGGTGGACCACTGGGAGCGGTGCGGACTGCACCAAAAGGAAGCGGGCAGAAGGATTCTTCTCCACCCAGGACTTGGCAAAAGCACGGGACGCGTATTGGCCCGCCTCAATGTCCTGGATTACGCCATAGTGGACCGTGGCGCGGATGGAACGGGCAATGACCAGCGCATGGTCCACAGGGACCATAGGCTTTTCCGTGTCCGTGTCCTCGTCATAGTACCACTCGTCATAAGTCCAGACATCCAGACCCACAGCGGTGAGACGGCCCAGATAGGTGACGCCCTCGCCCATGTCGGCGGGGTTAATCAATCCCATCATGAGATTCCTATTGTCCAATAGATTGAGAAGCTTCTCATTATTGAGGAACGCCTCTGCAGCATCGGTGCCCAGGATCAAATCCGTAGCGGTGATTCCGGCGTCCTTGGAAATCTGGCGTTTCCATGCTCGGAGGTTCTTGATAGGGTCACCAGTGGAAGTATTCCACAAGTCCGCGCCGGAGAGCGTGGGTGTGTGGGCGGCGTCAAAGTCATAGTCCACCACAGTGTCCACGCCGTCACCCTTCACAGTGACACGGCCATAGAACAGAGCTTCGGCGGCCATGGCCTCCACGCGGCGGAGGTTCATTTCATCCAATTCCGCCATGTCGGAGCCCAGGAGGGCGGCGGCACGGGTAGCCGGAGTATTGGCACCCGGGGCAGTGTATACCACTTCACCGGGTTGGCGGGTGAGAATATTGTCCGCCTCGGTCACCTTCATAGGCTTGAGGTAAGGTGGAGTGAATTCCAGAGTACGGAATTTTTCGCGGTCCACCACCTTTCCGGCCATCTTAGGATGGACGATAGGTGAAAGACGGCGGGACCCCTTGTAGAGGTCGATTTGGAAAGACTTGGTGTCGTGCGTTTCCTCGCCAAAGAAAGTGGCGGATAGGAAGCGACGCGCGGGGAAAGACTCCAGGAGTGCCTGGGTCATCTGTTTTGGGTCATAGAGTTCTACGGGATCCATGTGATTCTCCTTAGTTGATGGCGGCCTGGTTGGTGGATACGAAAATCCCGGCATTCCCGGCCAGGCGGCCTAGGGAGTCCAGGTGATCAGCTACCGTGTCGGTTCCGCCCACGGTCAAGGCCAGCGAATTGAACTCGCCAGTTTTTGCCACGGGTGCGGGTTTGGTTTCGGAAGCTCCGGTCTTGATGTCGTCCAAGAGGACCACGCGGGCCACCTGGGATCCATCCACGGCATTGGAATTCACCAGAACACCATCACCATGGACCGCGTCAACCCCGGCAGTATCCGCCGCAGTGGCGCCCGCG